CGGGCAACTCGGCAACCGTGATCCGAGATACTGAGGACTGATTATGGGCATTTCAACATCCACTGGCACCCTGACCGCGGGGCAATCGCGCACATTCAACCTGTCGCCGGCCTCAGCGGTCACGTTGACCATCTCACCCAACGTGCGTGTGACCATCACCGAGACGCCCGCCACAGTGGCCGCGACGGGCTTGGGTGGCAATGCGACTCGGGTGCATGAGCCTCGGTTGCCCGGGGTTGTTACCTATGGACCCTACCCGATGGGTGGGTCGGTGCTGGTCGAGAACGAAAGCAACTCGGGGTCAAATGTGGTATGGGTGCGTAGCGATTCGATTATTGCTGAAAGTGCCGATGGGTCGTCATCCCTGGTGGATGGGGGTGGGAAAGACGTAAGCCTGTCTATGATGTTCCCAGGCCTGAACACCGTGCTTTCAAAGTACGGCAAAACGGCCTACGACATCACGCTGTCCAACGTCACGCCAGCGTCAGCGACAAACATGACATGGAGCCGCACCGCTGAGCGGTCGCGCTTCGGCAATGAAACGGTAAAGATTCAGCCGTCAGCGGATACCGGGTGCCTCATGCATTTCGCCTCGATGGGGATGGTGTGCGACCCGGTTGACTTGCTCTACTCGGTTGACGTTTACATCGAGACAATGCCGCCAACAAATTCAATTGGAAATTTCCCATACATAACGGTGACGCTTTCGAACTCGGCGGGCCTTGGCGCAAATTACGACCAATGGATATTCGACCAGTCAAGCATGCGGCAGGGCTGGAACACGCTCAAATTTTGGGCAGGCGATGACACAAGCGGCGGGTATCGTGACAGCAATATGGCGATGGGAACATCCCGCGCAAAGACAGGGACCGGATTCGACTTCACGCAGGCCGCAAATTATTTCGGGGTCCGTTTTAGCTACATGAACGGGTACACGGTCCACCTTGACCAGATTCGACGCGGGGCCAAGGCGCGGACCAAGATCGTGTTTGGCATGGACGGGACCGGATCTGGATCAGGCGACAACACCTTTACCAATTCATTTGCCCCACTTCTGGCCAGGTACAACGTACCGTGTTATCTCGCGCAGACTTGGGTGTACGACTACCTATACACCGACACTGCAAGCTGGGACCGAACGGTTGCGCTGGTGGGAACCCACAAGTGGGACGCGATCAATCACACATGGAACCACGGCGGCACAATTGAGGGGCGGCGCAATGTCGTTACCCTTGGGGTTGTCTCTGACCTGACTACTGTTACCTTTTCTACTGGTCATGGGATCACTATTGGGCGCAGGTTCAAGGCGCGGATCAGTGGCGCAAGTACGTCTGCATGTAATGGGATATTTTGGCTTACTGCAACGACAACCACGCAGGCAACATACACCGCAACAGGCGCTGGAACGGTTACACCTACTGGCACGATCAACTTGGACACAACGCTCGATGGCCTGTGGCCCGCCACGGGAACCGCAGAGGACCAGCGTTTACTGAACCATGAGATTGCGGATATGTCGGCACTCATGCGCAGCGCGGGAATGGGACAGTCTGCCCACCTTTTGGCGTGGCCGAATAACTCAGTTGCCGATTTGACGATGACGCAGATTGCGTGCGCTGCTGGTGGTGTTGCTTTTGCGCGGGGTGGTAGACACGGCAACGTCAATATCAATGAATTCGGCATTGACAACCCGCTGCACTTCGGCGCGTGGCCGTTTGAGTCGTCGGCGTCACTCTATACGACACAGACGACGCTAAAGAAAAAGATTCTTGGCGCAATCGGTCGCGGTGACTCCGTGTTCATCTTCGGTCACTTCATCCTTGATGAAACCGATCCGGCAAATATTGCCCACGCAAATGCCGACCTTGAGAATCCACCGGGGCGCGGCGGGAATCCTGCGCCGCCAGCCGTGGGGTTGATAAACGCAGATGGTGGATGGTGGTACTTGGGGCAAGTCCGCCAATTCCTTGACTGGTTGCAAACGTACCGAAACGCCGGAACGGTCGAGGTAATCAGTTTTCCAGCATTCGCAAAACTAAATTCCTATGGAGTTGGCAAATGAAAATTGCAGCAGTCAATGTCGGCGCTCCGGTTTATGTTCCGGCTAGTGGGTATCTAGATGGCGCAGTGCTGGAATCGCCAGCATGGGCGCGCAAGGGGGGCCACACGATGGAAGTTGAGTTTGCACAGGCGCAAGAGAAGAACGGAATGCTGGAGATTGAATCAATCGACGGTGATCCTGTCGTTTGGGGTGCTTGCTGCGGCGGGCATTAATTCCCATCCCCTGCCGGTACACATAGAACCCCATGACCATCACCGTCACCCCCGCCAAAAATTTCGCCAGCATGCTTGCCACGCTGCGCACGCGCGTGGGCTACAACGCATCGGTGGGTAGTGCTCCTGCTCTGGAAGACATCCTGACCGAGGCGCATGAATACGTGTACCAGCAACTCGACGACGGTTTGCCGGTGAGGTCCACCATCACGCTGTCCGCCAACGTGGCCACCTATCCGTGGGAGGCCGACGTCGACAGCGTGCCGATTGCCCGGGGCAGCGTGCAGGAGGTCTGGATTGCGCAGGGCAGTCAAGAGCGAGTGCCGCTGTCCCAGGGCATCACCCACGCCATGCGGGCGCACTCGGACCTTCGTGCCATCCCGGAGTGGTACGACAGCAACTACACATCGGATCCCGCGGTGTTCACGCTCGAGGTGTGGCCGACCCCGGACCAGGCGTACACCCTCTACATCGACCACAACCGGGTGTTGACCCGGTTCAGCGAGTCCGCGGACGTGCCCAGTGCGCCGTATCGGCTGGTCCTGGCCTATGCGATTGCAATGGGCAAGGCCCACTACGGCAAGGCCGATGCCGAGGTCGCAGGGCAGGCGTTCAAAACGATGCTCTCCAAGGCCAAGTACGAGCAGAAGGAGAACCGCCGCTTCATCCCGCCGTGCGATCGCGCCCCGACCCCGCGCATCGTGGCAACCGCTGGAGGATTCCGGCAGGTCTGGGACTGACATGCCGAGGACGAGTTTCGACAAGTTCGACGGCGGACTGCTGCTGGCGCGGCCTTCGAGCGTTGCCCCTGCAAATTCTCTGTCCAAGCTGATCAACATGGACGTGCAGCCTGGCGGTTGGCTGCGCTCGCGGGCCAAGTTCAAGCAGGCGCCGGGGTCGTTCTCGCTGGGTCCGCAGTGGAAGGGCCTGGAGTCCAATGCCGGGTATCTGTGGACCTTCTCCTGCTGGAACGTCGCAAGCACGGGCCTTGTCAGCGACATCGTGAACACGGAGACGGCCGACCGGCTGGTCTATGCGTTCTACTCGACGGGGACCGGTGGGACATTTGCCGATGCCACGACGGCGCGGCTGCTGGGTGTCTCGCGCTGGGACAACGGATTCCTGGCGGTGGTATCGCCAGACAACGGGACGACGAACTACGGGGTTCTGTTCTCCGTGAACACCGGAACCCACACCGTCACCGGCACGCTGGTGTCGGACGTGAACATGCCCAAGACCGGCCAGATGGTCACTGCCACGGGACGGATCTATGCCGTGTCCGACGACGGCCAGGCGGTGCGGTACTCCAAGGTGGGCGATCCGACCGACTGGACCACGGCAAGCAATGCGGGCTTCCTGCCGGTGGCCCAGCACTTCGGCAGCGGTCAGAAGGTCTATGGGCTGGGCCTGTACCAGGGCAAGCTCGCAGCCTTCACCGACCAGTCGATTCAACTGTGGACGATCGATGCAGACCCGACCGGCATGGCGCTGGACCGGGTTGTCGACGGGGTTGGAACCCGCCATCACCATTCGATCGTGAGCCTGTACGGTGATCTGCTGTTCCTCTCCGAGTCGGGGGTACGGAGCCTGACGACGCTCTCCAGCGCGCTTTTTCCGACCGACGTGGATGTGGGCCTCCCCATCAAGGCGTTCACCAGCTCGCCCACGTCGCTGACCCGCACAGCAAATGGCGGGCTGCAGCCGTCGGTGGTGGCGATCGCTGCAGGTCCGGTCTCGCAGTACTGGGTGACGGCGCCGTCGCGGTGGGCATCGGGGTAAGCCATGACATTCGCATCCGCCGCATTCTCCCGGCGCCCGTTCGCTGCGGGTCAGATCCCGTATCGCCAGACGCTGTCGGCCGCGTCCGTTGGCGAGTACGGATGGTCGGCATGGACGTACTCCAAGACGGCCAAGCTCAACGCATGGGCGTGGCACGGCCTGGGCGAGACGGGCACGGCCAACATCAACGCATGGGCGCAACTTGGCAACTCCATGTACCTGCGACGGGACGGGGACACTGCGCTGCATTTGATGATGCCCGACGTGTTCTTCCTGGCAACCGACACGAACACGGAAAGCGAGTCGGTCTATGCGGAAACGCAGTGGCTGGACTTCGGCAAACCCGGGGACTTGAAGGGTCTGACGGGGATCGACTTCGACGGCCTGAATGTGGTCACGCTCGAGGTCTACGTGTCCGAGAACGGCGGCAGGGATGGCACGCTTGCCGAATCCCTTGCGGTGGGTTCTGCGGACGGCGGGTGGACCTACAACACGGGCATGCTGCCCCTGACGGCGGCCGGGACGGAGTTCAAGTTGCGGTTCATCGGCGACCCGAACCTCGAGGTGCAGATCAATCGCATGACGGTTTACTGGGAAAACATGGGCCCGGTCTGATGAAAGTCCTGTTCCTGACCACGCCAGACCTGATCGACATGCACTGGTGGTCGGTGGCCTACCTTCTGGATGAAGCGGTTGAGCAGGTGTCGGATGAATACACCCTGCTGGACCTGGCCGAGATGGTGTCCGATGGCAACGCGGTGGCGGGATTGGTGATGGAAGACGACGGATCTCCGATGCTGGCATTGGTGTTCCGGTTCGTTCATTACCCCAGGACGACGGCGGTTCACGTCATGGCGATGGGCGGCAGAAATCTCGCTGATGCGGCGATGACTTTCTGGCGCCAGTTCACCGAGTGGGCCAAAGAATCGGGGGCA